AAGAATATTTGAACTTAAAGAACTAGGCTACGATATAAGAAAGAAAATGATTACAGTAACCAACCGATACGATGAGAAGTGCAGTGTTGCTGAATACTATATAGGTGATAACTATGTTGCTTAATACAGGCGATAATTACGAGCCAGAACAGGCAGACATTATCCAGTGGGAAAAGACCTATCCTGCAATCAATGTTTACCAAGAACTTAACGCTATGGAGTCATGGCTAGATGCCAACCCAACGCGCAGGAAAACACCCAAAGGTATTAAGAGGTTTGTAAACTCTTGGCTGGCTAGAGCGCAGGACAAGGGTGGATCACCGCACGTTAAGAGTAAGACACACAGCATTAGAAATAGAAACATAGAAGATAGCCTAGCTGATGTTAGTTGGGTACAAAACGTAGAAGCAAAGAACAGAGCCATTAATTACTTCATGGGTAAGTATGGTTTCTACTGGGATGGAGATAGAAAGCATGGGTAATATAAGAAAGATTGAGTATCGAGGCACACACCCTGATTTGGAAAACGGAAAAGAGTACACTTACAGGGAGTTTGCTAAAGCAGCAGGTGTTAGCTACCGGTGTTTTGTTAGCAGAGCGCACAACAAGAAGTACATCTCCGACAAGGAACTAGTGCCTCTTAATGCTCATAAGATACCTAACAAGTGGAAGAACAAACCTGATCTTACAGAGTCAAGGCTAGAAACTTACTTTGATCAAATATCGCAGAAATGGTTACGGATGAGTCTATGACTCAGGGGGCATTTGTGAAGTTTAACAACAAGCAAGAAGTAGAAAAAAGGGCTAAGTACCTAATTGATAACATGATGGATTGGGACTTTAGCCAGCCCCTTGCGGTTAAGCTAGAGCCATACCAGAACCCAAGAAGCCTTAATCAAAACGCCTTATTACATATCTGGTGCAGAGAGATAGCTAAAGGCATGGAGAAGAAAGGCTTTAAGGTTACAGAAGGAGACGCACTGGAAGCATGGAAGCTATGGTTGAAGAGAAGATTCATCGGAACAGATAATTTCCAGATAAGTAAAACAGAGATTAAGGGGCAAGTTAAGCGCAGTTCTGATCTAAATAAGGGTGATATGGTGCATTTTATGGATCAGTGCTATCATTGGGCAAGAGAGCAGGGGATAAACCTAACGATTCCAAAAGAAAGTGAGTATGCGGAGTTGCTAAAACAACAGGAGCAATAGGGATGGACAAGATAGACCCAAGAACACTGTTACAATTAGACATACCAATAACCGACAGACAGCGACAATACTTAGAAGCCACCATTGAGACTGGCTCACACACCAAAGCAGCCGCCAAGCTAGGCATCAGCCGAAGAGCAGTTGATCGCGGCATCAAAGTTGTAGAAGCTAAAGCCGCTTCAGTAGGCGTAGCACCCCACCGAGACCTTACCAGACAAACCGCAGAAGGGTTTGAAGCCAAACGAATATCCACAGCATATAAAGACGATGGCTCAGTTGCACTGCAATGGGTTATCCAAGAGCCACTTAAACGCGATATGCGGACTAAAATCGAAGCCCTACTAGATGGGTTAGTGGATGACATAACAGGGCTTAAAAAACCAAAGAAGCCACCTAAAGAGGTAGATACTGACTACTGCGCTATGTATCTAATAGGCGACCACCATTTCGGTATGCTTGCTGACTCCGATACTAAGCTAGATGACGATAACTGGGACGTTAAGATAGCAACAAAGGTTCTAGGAAATGCTGTTGATCGACTAGCCAAGAGAGTTGGGAACGCACACACTGGAGTTTTGGTTAATGTCGGGGATTTTTTTCATGCAAATTCTGGTGATAATAAAACTACAGCAGGAACTCCAGTAGACGTAGATACACGAATCGGTAAGACGTTTAAGCTAGCAGGTCGGTTGTTTCAGTTGCTTATAGATAAGATGCTAGAGACACATCAGGAAGTGGTTGTTATTAATGTTAGGGGCAACCATGATTCAGATATGGCTTGCCATCTATCTAGCTGCTTAGAATTACTATATGACAAAGAGCCTAGAGTAGATGTGCTTAAAAACTACTCAAAGTTCCTACACTGGGAATGGGAGAATAACTTGTTTGTTTATCATCATGGCGATAGGATTAAACACGAGCAGATACTTCAGGCGGTGATAACCAACCTAGATGATGAATGGTCGAACTGTAAGAACCGTTACTGTCACTTAGGGCATATCCACCACCACATGAGCAGAGAAGTTGGCTCTATGCAGTTCAGTCATTGGGGTAGCCTAACAGCAACCGATCAATGGCACAGCGATTCTGGCTATGGTGCAGAGCGTTCTATGACTGCTATCGTTTACCATAAGCAATATGGTGAGGACTCAAGAGTTAAAATTAATGTGGATGCAGTAAAATGACTAAAATTATAAAGTTTCCAGAGGGTTCAGATGATGAATATGATGACGACAATATTAGAGTTACTAAAGAGTTCTGCAATACTTGTGGGGGCGGGCTTGAGTTGTGGACTTCTAGCGATCTTGTGGCTTATGGGGTTTGTTCTTATTGTGATATGGGAGTTGGTTCACAGCCCATTATACTTGTTAAGGGTACTGAACACTAAATGGCAAAGCGCAAAAAAGCAACAGTAGCACAAGAGGTAGAGAAAGCAGCTAAACTGCTGCAACGATATGTCAGGCTGAAGGCATCTGATGATAATGGATACTGCACCTGCGTAACCTGCGGCAAGGTAGACCACTACAAGGCGATGCAAGGCGGTCATTTTATCCCAAGAGGCAGAACTATTTTCAAGCTATATGAACCCAATATTCAGCCCCAATGCCCCCATTGCAACTGCTGGGGCATGAAACAGGCTCATTATGTGTTGCGTTATAGAGAGTGGATGGTTGATTACTATGGCGAGCGCAGGGTAAAAGCTATGGAAAAAATGGCATGGCGTACAGCACCTAAGTTTGACAGGCAAGAAGTCATAGAATTTCAAAAGGAATTGAAGGAAAAGATCCGGGATGAAGAGTACAGAATTGGAGAATATTAAAAAAAGTTATACAAAGTGTTGACAATGTATAATGTTTCATTTACTCTAGGTTCATTAATCAATCAAACAGAGGCAACAAAAATGAACGACTTATATCAAAGAACTTATATGGACTATAACAAAGAGGAACGCATGGACAGCGACAACATCAAAGGCATTATTGCAGGTATAGTTTTATTCGCTATGTATGCTTTCGTTTCTACTATGGATTATCAAGACTGCTTGCGAGGTGCTACATCATGCTAATGACTTGTTTTGATGACTTTATTTGGAAGCATATTGACACTATCTACCACACAGAAGATTCACGCCTAATGGACTTATCTGATGAGGCTAAGGATGAGGCAGTACACATCTGGATGCACAGCCATAGAACTTGGTTTGACGACATCTACCCATTGGCTATAGGCAGAAGCGTAGGCAAGATTGCAACAGATATGCTATTCGGCAAGAAGCCAAACAACAGCAAACTGATTGCTCACCTGTTTATTGCTATGGCAGAAGATTGCCCTGATGACTACGGCAGAGACGAGCAGTGGTGGTCAGAGGCACTAGGAATACACTTAGATACTATAGTTAATCTAGGTAACTTTGCTGATGACCTTAGAGACCGTATCTACCTATATCTAGAGCCATCTATTGAGGACTATTTATGGGATAGAGCAGCTAACCTAGTAGCAACAGAACAGCGCGACAGGGGGGTATATGAGTAATGAAAAAGAATGGGCAAGACTAAGAGATAGCTATCCACCGCTAGAGAATGAGTTTGACAAAGAAGAACGCACAGCCTTTGATCGATGGGTTGAGGGCATGGGATATGATGGTATTATACAAATAACAGGAGATAATAATGACAAAGACAAAAAGAGCAGTTAAAGAGGTAAACAAAATGGCAGATAATGAACTACTAAAACAAGCAATAAAAAGCATTAAATTAGATGCGATAAAGTGGTTGAATGTAGAGGCATACGGATACAAGAGAAAGAACATCTTATTAGTTGCTGCTGGTTTTATTCTAGCAATAGCGTTAACCCAATAGTGTGTTGGAACCCCTAAGTAGCAAGGCATCCTCTACGCCTGATTAGCCAGCTTGGTACACTGGTGCTACGAAACGTACCATTAACCTATGTAATAACCTATATCACTAGAAAGCATTAGATTGCGTTCTAAGACCTATTTATAATCCTGCCTTAACCACTGAGGCAACCCATGAAAACCATTCTTATATTCGCAATCATTGCGCTTGCGCTAATCGCCTATGACGATCTACAAGGCAGAACCAGACCCACAGACACCCACGAAGAAACTAATTGATTGACCTTTAAACATACTATATAGTTATAAGTCATAGAAACTAATGCCACAGGCAAGGTGTAACTATGATAAGTTTAGGACTAAGTATGCGAGTTGCTGAGTGCGAGGAGAACGGATGGTTTGATCTGTTGTCTAAGCTAGATGAGATTACGCAAAGCCTAATAGATAACCCAAGCGCAGGTCATCAGATTAAGACTGCTTTAGTCTACTGGAAAGATGCAGTGGATAGCAGACATAACAACCTGCCGCCAGAAGAAAATGAAATAATCATTAAGAACCCTATTATGGATGTCAGACAGGCATTCGGAGCAGATATGTAAATGGGCAGACCCAAATGGATACCTGATGCAGATATATGCGCTAGAGCCTCAGAGATGGCTTCTAGGGGATTAACTGTAAATCAAATAGCTGACTGCTTAGGTGTAAGTAGGGATACTATCTACGAAAGACAGAAAGAATATCCTGAGTTCTACGACTCTATAAAAAGGGGAAGAAGCAAAGGAATGGAAGAGATCACTAATGCTTTGTTTGAAAAGGCTAAAGCTGGTGATAATACATCGATGATCTTTTACCTAAAGACTAGAGACCGAGAGAACTGGGGAGAGCAGTACATAGAACCAGTTAAAGAGATACCACCTATCAATATATCTGTTCACCCTGATGCAATTAACAAAGCCGCAGAGTGAGATATTTTGCTCACCCTCTAGGTTCAGAGCGGTAGTAGCAGGTAGACGATTCGGTAAGACGTTTCTCTCAACAGGGGAGATTCTAAGAGCCGCTATCGGGGGTGCTAATAGAAACTGTTGGTATGTTGCTCCTACCTATGGAGCAGCCAAAGAGATTGCTTGGGATATGCTTATACACACCATACCTGAAGAGTATATAGCCAAGACCAATGAAACATCTTTGACCATCAGGTTAATTAACGGCTCAGTAATCAGCCTTAAAGGGGCAGAGAAACCTAACAACTTACGCGGACGCGCATTGGACTTTGTTGTCCTTGACGAGTTTGCAGACATGAGACCAGAGGCTTGGAATGAAGTTCTAAGACCTTCTCTGTCAGATAGGCAAGGTCATGCACTGTTTATTGGTACACCTAAAGGCAGAAACCATTTCTACGACCTCTGGGCAACAGGCTTAGATGGTGTAGATGGATGGGATAGCTTTCAGTACACCACACTGCAAGGCGGTAACGTACCAGAGAAAGAGATTGAGCAAGCTAGAAGCGACTTAGATGAGCGCACATTTAACCAAGAATATTGTGCAGAATTTGTTACTTACAGCGGTTTGATATATTATGCCTTTAGTAGAGAACTATCTGTTATCAATGTAGACGATAATAATGGTACACTACACATTGGCATGGATTTCAACTTAGACCCAATGAGTGCTGTTATCTGTTTAAGGCATGGGCAGGACTTACTGGCTATAGATGAAATCGTTATGTATGGATCAAATACAGATGAGATGGTTGCTGAGATAAAGGATCGTTATCCTAACCGGCACTGTATTATCTACCCTGATCCAGCATCAAGACAGCGCAAAACTAGTGCTGGTGGTCGGACTGATTTGTCGATCTTACAAAACGCAGGATTTAGCGTTAAGGCGAAGAAAGCTCACCCATTGGTCAGGGATAGAATCAATGCGGTTAATAGTCGTTTACTGTCAGGTGATGGTGATCGGCATTTGTTTGTTAGCCCTAAGTGCAAGCAAACCATTAAGAGTTTAGAGAGACAGACTTACAAAGAGGGTACGAGTATTCCTAACAAGGATGGCACTGACCACATGAATGATGCGTTAGGCTATCTGGTAGAGTATTTGTTCCCAATCAGAACTGAATATAACACTCCGCAACCTACTAGGTGGACTTGATGGAAAACAGCGTAATTGAAAACACACACCCTGTCTATGAGGACTACAAGTTTAGATGGTCTTTTTATCTTAGAAGCTACATGGGTGGAGAAGATTATAAAGAGGGTGGCTACCTAACAAGCTACATATCAGAGGACAAGGACGAATACGCAAGGCGTTTAGACCTTACCCCAATGGACAATCACTGTAAGAACATTGTTCACATCTACTCTAGTTTCTTATGGCGTGTACCGCCAACCAGAGCGTTTAACAGCCTATCTAACAATGCAGCACTAGAACCCTTTATGAAAGATGCTGACCTTGATGGTCGGTCTTTTAATGCGTTTATGAGACAAGCGCAGGTATGGTCTAGTGTATATGGTCATGTATGGTTGATGATTGATAAGCCGCAATCTAACGCTTCTACAAGAGCAGAAGAACTAGATCAAGAGATTCGCCCTTACATGACTCTAATCACGCCTGAGAACGTGTTTGATTGGAAGTATGAGCGCACTGCTAGTGGTCGGCATAAGCTAGTATACCTAAAGGTTAGAGAGTCAGTAGACCGCATAAGCAACACCGAGACAGAGGTCTATTACAGAGTATGGCGTGAAGATACCATTGAGACTTGGCGAGCCACTAACAACGAAGAACAGCACCTAGAGACTATAGACAATACACTAGGCAAGATACCTGCTGTCTTTCTACCTGCTAACAGATCACCTTTGCGCGGTATTGGTACAAGCGATATTGCTGATGTGTCGTATATGCAGAGAGCAATCTATCAAGAGTTGTCAGAAGTTGAGCAGTTGATTCGTATTAGTAACCACCCGACACTGGTTAAGACTTACGAGACTGACGCTAGTGCCGGTGCTGGTGCAGTTATTAATCTACCTGATGATATGGATGGCGCGTTAAAGCCTTATCAAATGCAACCGTCTGGGGCTAACCTAGATGCTGTTATGAAGTCTATCAATGACAAGGTAGAGTCTATCAACCGCATGGCTCACATGGGCGCAGTACGCGGCACACAGGCAATGACACAGTCTGGTGTAGCTATGCAGACAGAGTTCCAGATGCTCAACGCTAAACTGGCTGAGAAAGCAGACATACTAGAACTAGCAGAAGAGCAGATATTTGACCTGTTCTGTCAGTGGCAACAAGTAACTAATGACGTACAAGTATTCTATCCTGATGCGTTTGACCTAAGAGACTACGATAAAGAGTTAATATTCCTACAGCAGATGCGAGCCACTGGCGTTAAGTCTGTTACCCTTGCACAAGAGATCGACAAAAAGATTGCTGATCTAGTGCTTGATGACGATATGCTAGCTAAGGCACATAACGAGATTGAGACTACCACACAGACTGTTGGCGACTTCTCAGAGAAAACGCAGATTTACAGCTACCACATTGATGCTGGTGTTGTTACTCCTAACGAGGTTAGAGAGAAGATTGGTCTGGAAGATGTGGCTGGTGGTGATGTTCTTATCGAGCCGCGTGAAGATGGCGGTAGTACAGAGCAAGTCTAATGGCTTCAGATACCGATCATTTTGCGATCTTAGACCGATTAGCAGACAGGCATGAAGAGCGTTTAGCTTCTGCCTTAAACGTCTTAGAAGAGCGCGTAAGCGATCTAATGGCTACTGCACCGCTAAGGGATGGTCAGTTGTTTGATTTAGAGTGGGCGTTGAATACTCGCACACAGCTAAGGCAAATGATTGATGAAGAATATTTAGGTACAGTTGATGGCATCATCAGAGAGTATGACGATGTTGCTGTTGGTGCAGCAGATATGCTCAGAGAGTATGGTGATATAGTCAACTTAGATCAGTCGGTTGTAAGCCAGTTACAGCAGTTGACGTTTCAGGGCTTTGAGGACATTGGCACAGAGTATCTTGATGTTATTGCCAAGCAGGTATATGAAAGCACTCTTACAGGCACTACGTTTGCACAGAGTGTTGCCGCAGTCAAAGATGTAGTCGGTAAGGATATGTCTCGATATGCAAGCCAGCAGGTGCATGATGCTTTGACTCAGTTTGATCGCACAGTGAATACTAAGATAGCGTTAGACTCAGGAGCAGAGAAGTTTAAGTACAGAGGCTCTGATGACAGTAAGACTAGATCGTTTTGCCGTAAGCACGTTAATAAGACGTACACGATAGATGAGATCAACGAGATATGGCAAGGAGAGTGGTCTGGTAAAAGCAGTAGCAATGCTTTTGTGAGTGCAGGTGGCTATAACTGCCGCCATAGATTTAGACCAGTTTTTGACTAAGAGGTAAAGACAATGCCACAAGGTAAAGGTACATACGGAAGCAAGGTCGGTAGACCTAAAAAGAAGAAACGCAAAACTAAGAAATAATGTGTTAAGCTATTAATTCACCAACTACTCCTAGTGAGGTTCGTAACATGAGCGATGAAATCATGGAAACCGTAGAAGCTGAAACTGAGACAGCAGCAGTAGAAACTCAGGCAAAGACATTTTCACAAGAAGAACTAGACCGAATCGTTGCTGATCGGATTGCTAGAGAACAGCGCAAGTTTGATAAGAAGCTA